ATCTTATAACAATTTTGAAATGCGATCTTATTTAGAGTTCTAAAAGTAGGTCCTAAAGGAACAAATGTATGCACACTTTCACCTGCATCTTCTTTTATTAACGCTTCTCCACTTTCCATAACAACTCTGTCATTGTCTTCATAGTAGAAAAATGGATTACTTAACTCTATTGTTCTCTCTGTCACAAAGTAGTGCCTTTCTTCTGGAACTGTGTCGTCTTCGACCATTATACTGCCACTATCATCTTCTAAAAGTATCTTATGTCCGTGTAAGTCTCTATCGAACGGTTCGTGTCTTAAAAAGTTCAATGGTTCTTCGTTAAGTATTTTACTACCACCACAATGATTACCATCTGCATCGACTGTTGCACCCTCGAATATTAAAAGTTCCTCATTGGGTTCATAATACTGAATTACAAAACCAGAATCAGCAGGCCTAACATCTACTGCACCTCTTGGGCCTTGAGGATTTGAAACAGATACAGTTTGACCTGCATCTGGCACAAAATAACCACCCTCTTTATTAACTACATTCGACACACTAAGAACACCATCTCTTCTCGGTGATCTTTGATTTATAACTGTTATTGTTTCTGCTGTTGGTGCGAATGCATTGGTTACATTATTAGAAATGATAGAATTTGTTTCACTACTTAAAAACTTTGTTCTATTAAGAACATTTATATGACCGCCACCTATATCTGTATTTGTGCCTTGTGCATTTCTCAATTGAAAAATCATGTCTTGTGCATCTACTTCTGTTTTAAGAGTGTGCAACATATAGATAGTTTCTTTTGATGCAGTTGCGACATTGTCTCTTGAATCTTCGTTTTCTAATAACGAACCTGTTTCTAATAACACTCTATTTCTAGTGTCTCTGCCAGAGTCTTCTAATAAAATGTTATCAGTAGGAAATGATTGCATAACAATCGTAGGAGCAAATTGAGTTGATAATATACCAAGTTTATTGTCTTCATTTACATCAAATCTTCCGTCTAAACCTGAACTCAGCAATTCGGACTTGATTGCAACTTCACCAAAGAAGATATGACCAGCAGGGTGCACCAATTCTTTAACTGCCGATCTATATTTGTTTATAGATTCGCCTACTTTGATTACATATGAATGTGTTTGATAGAGAAAACTATCTTGAATATGTGAATTTTGTTCTGATATAAAACCTCTATCACCTAAGAAAGCACCATTAAATAATCCTTCTCCAGCAACTTTACCTCTTGCTGTGTAATTATTGTTTTTTAATATCTCAAAAGAATCAGAGGCATTGTAAGTTACCTTTTCATCATCTATAAAATCGCCGTTTAAATTTGTATATTTTAAAATTTGTCTTTGCGTATCATATTTTTCTATTATAGCAGTAGCACCAGAACCTACACCTGTTATGGTTACACCCTTATTTAATGCTGATGAAGGACTTGTAATCAACATATTATGGAATGAACTATCACCAATGACTGCATCATGGTCAAAATCATATCCTTGGTCTGTTATCAATAATTCTTCTACTGCACCTATCTTAGAAGACCATGCAAATATTTTAGCGCCAGTACCACTTGATACATTTGCCTGAGTATTTGTTCTAGAAGTTGAACCAGATGTTATAAGTTCACCAGTTGCAAATGCATTTGTATCAGAACTAGCTCTTTTGATGACTAATCTGTTCTTGTCTGTGTCTATTCTTAATATAGTACCTGTTGCATTTGATGTGCCACCTGTGACAGATGCACCAACTTCAAAACCAGATAGGTCTGAAAAATAGAGATAACCACCAGGAAATACTGTTGGCATTTTTTCATAACCAGCACCTGCGTTTGTTATTTCTACACTTCTTATTCTTTGATCTGTTGACTCTAAAAATATTGGACTTCGTCCGACACCAGGTGTATTGTCTTCGTAAATTATTCTGTTAAATCTAGCAACTATTTCTACTATCTCACCACCAGTTAAATTTGGATTTGTTGTGAATGTTATTCTATCTAATGCAACACTATAAGTCGATTCAGATTTTAACACACCGTCTATAAACACATCAACATCACCTGATGGTGGTAATGCTACAGGTTTTCCGTGTATATCTCTAACTGCCTCATTGCCTGACAAACCACCAAATACAGTTTGATTCGATGTAGCAATAAATTCGTATTGATCAGTAGCACTTGAATTTTCTAATACTAATTCATCACCTACAGCACCAATAATTGCCTCTGCGCCACCACCACCTGTAGTTGTGTCATCAAATACTACAATATCACCTGCGTTGTAGTTAGTACCACCATTCTCTATGTAAATTCTTTCTATTCCACCTTTTGATAAACCTACAACATTTGCTTGTGCCGTAATCGCATCAGTGTCTAGTTTACTTCCTGAGAAGAATATTCTATCTTGAATTTCATACATCGAACCAAGAGATGTTTTTTCTAGTAGCATACCAGCGCCAGTTTCTAATAATATATCACCATTATTATCTTCTAAATGTAAATAAACTGAACCGTTTGTGTCATCTATATCTGATAATACACCTAATACATTTGCAGTATAATTTGTGACACCGTCTCTATCTACAAATGTCACTTCTCTGCCAAACTCAAATGCCCCTCTATGTTTGTATGATATCGTTATTGAATATTTGTCTGTTAACAAATCTAATATGCCGATACCCTCTACTATAGCTTCAGCTGAAACTATTTCAGGATTGTTTGCATCATATTGAACAATTTTATCCGTCGGTTTTGGTTTTTTATCTGCTGTAATCATTTGCACAGCAAGTTTTCGTTCTTCTTTAAATTGCGATTCTGATAAAACTACTGTTTCATCTATGGGGTATCTAATCTCTGCATCTTCACCGTAGAGAAGTCTCATTAAAAATTTAATAGAATCTACGGTACCTTTTTGTTTATATAAAGAACCTATATTTTTAAGTGTTAATCTAGGATTTTGTGTGTCTCTTAAATCTAGAGATGGTATAAAGTCTTTTTGAAAGTATTGTAAAAATGTCTCTAATGTTTGATCTATATCTGAATAATCTAAAAGTCTGTTGTTTGCAACAATACTATTTTCTTTATATGATTTTACTACGCCTGTTTGATTACCATCTCTTCCTATTATTGTTTCGCCTACTGCAAAACCAGTGCCGTGTATTGAGTCAACATATAAAATATCTTTGTTTATGACTTTTATCTTTGCGAGTGAACCGTTTGTTTGACCAAAAACAAATTCACCTACTTTATATGAGTCGAGTTTTTTACCATCACTCGTATATTGTTCATATAATATTTTTGAACTATCTTGTGGGGAAGAAGGACTGGTACCATCTTCTAAAAGCAAACTGTGTGCTTTTTCAGAGGTACCATCCTCTAACCTTATGCCCTCTAAATCACCTTGTGATTCGAGAACTATAATTTCTGATTCTAGGAACTCGAAATACGCCTGTAAGAAAGATTCGAATATTGGTGCCTCGTCTTGAATCCACTCGGGAAGAAGACTAGGTAATCTAATCGATAATCTATCTACTATGTGTTTTTCGTGTGCCATATTTAATCAGTTATTATACACCTGATACTGATGAACCTGTACCTAATATACTAATTGGGTACCAAACTAATGAACCCTCAGCACCTAGAGCGATACACATTACTGCACCACCTGTTTCTAGAACGATGTCATTACTTGATGAACCATCTGTCCATGAGGTTACATTAATTATTAAGTCATCAGAATCATTATCGTCTTTTCTTACGATGATTTTTAACTGACCAACAGATGATGCGTTAGGCAATGTCATTGTGACATTACCAGATGTACCTGTTAAATCAATTAATGATACTGCTTTTGTTGCACTAACAGATGTAGCAGTCTCATCTAGAGACTCAACATCGTCTAATGCCAAATAAGTTGGTATATTGTTAAACAATCTACTCAAACTCATTTTCTTATTAACTGGAGTTCCAGTTGGTGAGTCAACAATATGTAATAAATCTATTGCGTGAACATCACCAGCTGCAATCTCTGTTAATGCGGTTATTTTTTTATCTGCCATTCTATTTTCCTCCTGTAATCCAATTGAATGGGAAACTACTCATGGTAAATGCCATGACCACTTTTTTCATATTAATAGGAACTGGACGAAGTCGTTGTAAACCCTACGCCAGCGCTACTTTCACCACTTGATATGGTGTCTATTTCACCTGTCACACTTATGTCGTCAATACTGATGTCTATTAGAGAACCTCTAATTGCTACAACATCACTACCTGCTGGTATGACAGTGTAATCGATTGATGTATCAGTGTTTACAGTCGAGGCAAACTTGATGGCATTAATCGAAATTTTACCCGTGGTATAATCTATAGTACCAGCGGATTGATCTGCGATAACTCTAGTTGCACCTGATAATGAATATCGCCTTATATTACCAGAACCATCGTCATCAAAAAAATATGTGTTGACTGTATCGCCGTCAACTTTAAAACCTGTTGTTGTTAAAATACCACCACTATGTTTATTATGACCGTCATGTGGGTGGAAAAAACTATTACCAAAGTTGATAACTAGTCCTTCTGTTTTTGCTAACTCGATTGGTTTTTTCTTTCTCAATCGAACATTAGTTGTATTTGATAAAATCGAAACATCTGCTTCATCAATTGATCTTGTCAAATTAGAATGTCTAAAAATACTATCAAAATTGTTTAAGTTTGTATTATCAAAATTAACAATTGCAGTTTTGACAATAGACTCTAATTCTCCTTGCGATAATGTGGTATCGTTTTTGTTGTATTTAAAAGTAGATGATATTAAAATTTTTACAATTTCAGGATCAACTATCTCTGGTCTCACTGTTAACATATTCAATTGATTTAATTTTGATATCACTTCTGATTTTTCAACTTCTGATAAATAATCTGCATTGTTTGGTTTTAATGATACAAAGACTTTACCATATTCTGGTGGGTCGTTATCTTCACCACCCCATACCGCAACTGCATCTGCATTCGGATAATATTCACTTACTTTTGCTTTGTAGTCATTGAGTGTGACTAGTCTGTTTTGTGAAGTGTAGAATTTTGTTGCCTTAAATTTTATTGATTCTACACTTTCTTTTTCTGCACCACCAGATGCGACTGTTGTTGTAGTAATAATAGGGTTAGTAAAACCATTTATATTTTGTGACATTGTAAATGCCCTAGCTCCGTCTGCATGTAAAGTATCAACAACAATGTATGTGACATTTATGACATCGGCATCTTTCAAACCCTCACCAAGAACATCATCACCAAAATAGATTTCGATGAATCCTTCTTCATTTTCTTGTGCATAGAAAACACGAGATGAACTTGTTATAGTAGACACATCTGTAGACAATGCATACTTTTGTGTTGTGCCACTAGATGTGACTGAAACTTCAATAGAAGATTTATCAACTCTAGCATTTGATAATACAAATTTTGAATTTTTAATTTGAGTATCAAAGATGTATTGATCTGTCACATATTGACCTTGAACTAAATTTACATTTGAATAATTAAAAGTTTGATTGTCTCTTAATGGTATAACTGAGTCTTTAACAACAAAGTTATATGTGACACCATCGTAAATAGATATGAAGTTATGACCTCTATTTAATGTCATTTCAGTTGTTGTAGGTATACTGCCATCAGCATTAGCAATATTTTGCATTTTAATATCACATATTGCTAGAGATGCCTTTTCTGATGCAGGAGTAAATCCTAAATCTTTTGCACGAGACACCACATTTTTTCTTAATTGTGCTGAATCTAAAAATAATTCTGAAGCTGCTATGTTTGTGTTTACACCACTTATGTGTGATGCATATGCCATCATATCTATTAATACACCTATGTTAGCTGCCTCAAAATCATAATCTTTAAATCTTTCTTGTCCTTTTAGATAGTTTTTGATGTTTGAAACTATATCATCAAAATCTAAATCAGTTGTGATTATATTTGAACTTTTTACTGACATTATCTTACCCTACTTACTGTGAAATTTACACCTTGATTTTGTAGACCATTTGTTATATTATAAAAGACTGTGACATCTAATTCACTTGTGTCTGGTTCGCCATCTACTCTAATCTGAATATTATTAATTCTTGGTTCCAACACACTTAACTTTCTTCTTATCTCATTTACTATTCTATTACCGACTTCTTTTGAATTTAGTTCAAATAAAAGTTTTCTTAAATTAGAACCAAAACCTGGTTTGAAAGGTCTCTCGTATTCGTTTGTTAGTAAAATATTTCTCACTGCTCTCTTTATTGCATCAGCGCCTTTTTTCGCTGTTATGTCATTCGTCACTGGATGTTTTGTGAAAAAAATATCTATATCTGAATATGCATTTTCTGTAGCATCTAATATTGAAGTTGCTTTTGTATAATCTCTGGCCATTTAACTATTTATACTCCCTAACTCGGTTTCTTTGTGTCTTTATCAGGTCCATCACCATCGTCTTTAGTACCACCTGTTTGTTTATGTGTATGTGTTGAAAGTTTAGGTGCATTACCTTTCTTAGTTTGAATCTCTCCTGTTGCAACTATAGAACTATCATTTGTCTGAGCACCAGTCACATGTAATGTTCCTGTGATAGTTGTATCTGATATAATCTCAGTTGTATTGTTTCCTGTTATTGTTATTTTACCCTCTGATGTCACATCTGTATTTCCCTTTAAAACTTTTAAGTCTACATTTCCTGTTTCAACATTGATAACAACATTGCCTTGACCAACAGTTAAGTTTGCATTACCACCAATAAAAACATAATCGTCTTTGCATATCACTTCGTAATTATCATTTACTATACGATGTATTTCATTTCCTAAATGATCTATTTCATAAAAAGTTCCTGTTCTATGTTCTATAGTAAGTCTTTCGTTATGTTTTGTATCGTCTACTTCAATCACATGACCCGATTCTGTGTGTGTTGCTTTGTTGTAAGGGTAAACTGGTTTGGCTAAAGACTTTACACCTGTATGAGTTTCTTCTTTATACTCTTCTTCGCCATTTTCATTTAATGTAAGTGTTTTTAATTTTCTTTCGATATCTTTTAGTAATGGTACTACACTCAAATCTCTTATAGTGTATTCTGCATCACCCGTTGCAAAAAGATTGAGATCACTTCCACCTTTTTGTAAAGGATACATCGGTAAATCTTGTTCTGTAAAAGTTTTTTCTGTGACTTTATTCTCTAGACCATCGTAACCTATTGTTAAGAATTCAGGTCTACTAGGCGATGTTTCTATTGATGCTGACAATGAGTGTGTTCTCTGAGGAAGATTAGGTGGGTTTGTGCCGTCTAGTGTGCCTTTATAATCTGATTTTTTTAGTCTTCTAGGGTCAGAAAATCCAATGTCTAGTTCTGCACTTGATTGAATTTTATCTGCATCTCTTCTAGGGTGTTCTATACCAATAAAGTCTTGTCTGATAACTTGATGAACACCTAACACATAGAAATCTTGTTTATACCTATCTAAAAAAATACCAAAAACTTGCGTACCTTCAACTAGACTATGAACATTTCCTAATGTGCCTATACCAGCAGTGTTTACAGGCATACCTACATGACACCATGGTAAATCTGGTGAACCTAATTTTTGTTTGTTGTGTGTATCTAATCCGAAGATACGAACTCTAACACGACCTAATTTTAAGGGGTCATTTCTATCTTCAACTACTCCAATAAAAATATTCACTATTAACTTCCTCTGTCTGGTGCATAACTTTCAATATCAGTGTCGAATCCTTCTTTAACTAATTTTAATGTTATTTGACCTTTCGCCTTGTTTAATGTAAATAGATATTTCATGTCTGTGACTACATATTGACCTGTATCTAACTTATTATCTGCATTATCTGAATCTTCTGTTATTGGTAATGTTGCAGTTAAAACTTGTCCAACTTGTATGTCATCTCTAAAAGGTATTGTTATTACTACAGTGTTATAAACTAATAATGCCATCAAGGCATTTCTTTCTAACATATCTGAACTTCTTTGTTCTACACCAACGGGTTGATCTTCTGTTGTAGTTTGTGTATAATCGATGATACTACTTTCTTGTGAAAATTGATTTGTTGAATTATATTTAAAATGATAAACTGACTCTGGCGCTTGTTCAGGAGAAACTATTTCTAGACCACCTATTTCTTCGCTTTCAATTTCTTCGCCGATTGCATTACTAGTTTCTGCAATAAAAGTTTTTTCAGGCTGTTCTAATCTAATAGGAGCATTTGGTGATAAATGAGAACCTCTTTTGTAAATATCAGCCATAGAATAATCATATGTCTCAAATATACCTCTGAGTAAATCAAATGTAAATTGTCTAGAACAATATAATCCTGATGTTGTGCCAAAAACAGTATCGAATTTTTGAGGTATCTTATATTTGAGTATTTGAGAATTAGTTTCACCAGGATTGTTTGGATTTAAAACTTCTTCGACACCGCCTTTTACTGCTTGAGTTTGAGGATTAAAATGCAATTCGACTGGTGGTTCGAATACATTGTTCATCATTACATCAAACGATTTAAAATGAAATGCGCCATAAGGAATTACAGTTGAATCATCAGACATTAAAGTTTGATAAAAGAAACAATTTTGTCCAAATGTTTTTGACACCTCAGATGAACCCTCACTATAATCAGCATCAGACTCATTGACTATGAACTCGATAAATCTGTTAATATTCCATTTACGACAAATCAATTGTTTGTTTTCAGGTTTTGTTTTTTCTAAGTAGGCAAATTTATCAGTTGTCAGACCACCCTCGTTCTCACAAACTTTTGTTAACATCGAATTATAAGAACCTCTGAATGTTTTATCAATAATAGTTCTTTGAAATTTAAAATAGTATGGGTCTATAAAACGAATTTGAAATTTTTTGATTCTTTCTGATGGTCGTAAATCAATAATCTTATATACTCTAAAAACTTTTTCTACTATTTTAGCATCTTCTCTATCTTGTCTGAATCTCATTGTCAATGATTCTTGACCAGTCATTCTATAATTTTTTGGTATTTCTACACCATCAAACATTGTTAAACCACCAGATAAAAAGAACTCAGAAATATTTTCAAATATCTCAATTTGTGCAACTAATGATATCAGGTTGACTGACTCACCATACTGATTAGTTATGGTACAGTCTATAAATTCTACTGCACCTTGTTTCATGACGACATTACTTCTTCAAATCTATTTACTATCGTTTCTATTAATTGTGGTCTAATATATTTAATTCTTCTTTTTGCTTCGTTTTTTTCTTCTTCGTCTTCATAAAGAGTCACGACACTAAAACCAGTTCCCTCTGTGTTTTTCTTTACACCATCAGAATTTTTATAGTAAGAAACGCCATCTCTATGATTTTTAACAGATGTTGGCGTGAATGTTTTTCCACTAACTGCACCAGTTATCAACTCGTTTGCTACAAAGTTTCCACCCTCAATGCAAATTCTTTTATGTATAGGTGATACTTCTATGATTCTGCCTTCTGATGAAACACTTGTGACTTTTTCACCCAATAAAAATTTATTATTAGAACCTGAGTCTACTATATCTGTTGTATTGTTTGCTAATGCTAGTTGACCAGGAAATTTTTTCTTTATGTAGTTTTCAAAACTTCTACTATCTTTGTGCCAATCATAGTAATTTTCAAAGTCATTGACTAAGTAGAATGTCCAGTGTAAATCACTATTGCCATATAATCTGTCTGCTACTATATCTGGTCGATCACCATCATTTAATTCAAATACATCATAACTTATAATACTATTTACTGCCTCTTGTTCTATTTTAGACTTTCTAAAAAAATCTTTAATAAAAACTTGTTTGCCATCATTTAGGGTGTAAGATACTTCGGGAAAGTTTTTAAAAAATTTATCTGCCATTATTTAATCCTCTGCCATTGGGTCATAAGCACCTAAAATACCTCCATAAGGATTTTCTTCCTGCTCTGGAGGAAATGTTTGATTGGTATTTGGTGGTGCTGTGTAACCCTCTCTAGTTGATGTTTCAAATAGACCAGCATCATCTAATTTAGCATCAACTATTTCTGATCCACCTCCACTTGAAGCGGCAATTGATTGATAATTTCCAAGAGATAAGATGTTGATTTCTAGAAAATTTAAAGTCAATTGAATACGATTTGGCGAACCATCATAACGAGTGCCGAACTTTTGTCCGCCTGTGTAATCGACTTGAGCATTAGTGCAGACTGCTGGTAAAAATCCATCAACATATTTTGACATAGGGCCTGCAAATTCTATATCAAATACATTAGGTAAGTTAAAAAATGGTTTTATAAAAGCTTTTTTATCTTTAGCTGCATCATCGACATTTAACGATTCATCAGCAGTCGGAGAATCAAGGAACTCAGCAGTCTCCGAAATAATACCACTTGCTATCTCTGATGTAGATATACCAAATGTTTCTGGCAACATCGAAGTTCTAAAAGTATAAATTATCTTATTGATTTCGTTTTGTTCTTCCTGTGACTTAGCAAAGAAATCAAAGGTAAAGTCCCATGATCTAAATGGTACATTGTTTAGTAATTGTTCTGATTGTGGATTAGTCGCAACACCTCGCTTGATATTTTGAAGTCCGCCTGTCAATTTATTTGCGACACTTACCCCATATGCACTGGCTAAGGGTCCAGATTGTTCAAATACATTTTCAAATGATAATTCTTCAAAAACTTTTGCAACAGTTCTATTTAACGCTGTTATGTCTTGTTGTGCATATGTCACATTAGCCTGTGATATTAATGTATCTGGTATATACAATGCAATACTTTGTTTTTTATGAACATTTAAAGTTTTACCTTGGCCTCTTTTCTTTCTCTTTCTAATATTAAAAACAATATAATTTGCTAATGCATCATGTTTAGGATATATCAATTGAGGTTTAAAATCTATACCATTTTTTTTGATTTCTTTAATTACTGTATCCTTGTCTAATTGACTACTAATTGCCTTTTTGTTTCTATTTCTAATAGCGCTGAGAGCCTTCTCTTTTGTTTCTTTTGCAATGTTATCACCAGCATCATAATGTATAGTTTGTATGTCTGAGACAATACCTTTAACCGAGTTAAATTTGTTTTTTGCTTTGTTTAGCTTAGGAATTAGTTTATCGATATATGACATAAATAACCTTAAATATTGTTAATATAGTTATTTATGTCATACAGTGGTAAGTTTAAACCTAAGAATTACAAAA